GGATATGGAAGGCATTAAATGCAAGCCGGTTTACTTATCTTGCATATTCAACCGACTATGGAAACGAAATTTATACACTTATAGGGAGATACCTTGCGAAGGAACTTTTGTATTCAGAGCTTAAACGAATGATTGAAGAGGCTTTGTTATGCAATCCGTATATTACAAGCCTTTCTGATTTTCAGATTGGACAAAAAGGTTCTAAAGTAGAGTGCTTATTTGCGGTTAACACAGTTTATGGAAGTGTAGCGCAAGCATACACTTATGAACAGTAAAGGATTAAAAAAATGGGAACACAAGAAAATATTCAAGAACGCATAAACAGCAGACTAAAGATAGACGCAAACCTATTAGAGGGCGGATTTTCACAGGACATTATCGGGTCAGTATCTTATGAGCTTGCCAATATTCAGGATACTGAACTTGATACAATTGTAGACCGCTGTTTTGTAGCAACTGCACAAAATGAGGATTTAGACAAGGTCGGCGGGGATTACGGTCTGCCAAGACGTGAGGATGCCGCCGCAATTGTTTATCTTGAAATCACAGGAGACCAGTACGCAGTAATAAATCAGACGGTCAAAGCTACCTATAATAACCTCATTTACACTGTTCAGGAATACAAAAAGATTAACTCATCAGGTGTAGCAAGAGTTAAAGCAAAATGTGAGACTTTAGGAACTATCGGAAATGTTTCGGCAAATACAATTAATAAGTTTTTAACGGATTATGCAGGGTTAAAAACGGTTAATAACCCTGAGCCTGCTTACGACGGGTTTGACCGTGAAGATGATGAAATCTATCGCCAAAGGATTTTAGATTATTTGGCAGAAGATGCTACAAATGCCAATGAAGCCCAATACGAAAAATGGGCACGAGAAGTTACCGGAGTTCAAAAGGCTGTTATAAAATCGGCAGAAGTTATGGGAGCAGGCAACGTTGGAGTATTTATATCTGCAATTGAAACCGAAGTGTCAGAAGATTTAAAACAAGCAGTATTTGACCATATAAACGAATTACAACCGATTAATGCAACGGTTATTGTAAATTCTTTAAACTACATTCCGATTGATGTATTAGCAACTGTTGTGCTCAAAGAAGGCTACGAACCCGTTGATGTTCAGGATGAACTGGAAATTAAATTAAAGCAATACCTTCCAACCGTTGACAAAACGGTGTCATACTTCAAAGTATCAGAATTATTATTTGACTGCTCAGGGGTTGAAGATGTTATTAACTATACATTGAACGGTCAAGCAAGTTCAATTAATATTCAAGATACCGACTACCCTGTTATTGGCACAATCACAATAACCACAGGCACAACACGTACAAGAAAGAAAAGCAGGGGTTAATTATGTCGATTTATGATAATGAACATCTGCCCAAAGTAGTAACTGATGTAATAGGGATTAAAGATGTCTTGCTTGCGATTGACCCAGAGATAATTCTTTTGCGGGAGGATATTTCTCAGCTTAAAAAAGAACTTTATGTTAAGACAACTGACAAGTTTATTTCTCGGTGGGAAAAAGATTTCAGCTTGTCTTATGACAGCTCTTTAACATTGCAGCAACGCAGACAAAGAATTTTAAATAAACTTGCTCGCAAAAAAACTTTGAACTGGAAAAACTTGCGCCTGTTAATCCAAAATAACCTGGAAAAGCCGCAAATTTACATAATCAATGACAGCGGGAATTATCATTTCAGGATAATTGTTCAAGATCCGAATTATCAACAAATGGAGCGTGCCGTTAAAATAGCAAAGCCGGCTTATTTAACATTTGATATTGTTGTCACTGAATATTTCAGGCGCTGCGGCACATTTAACTGTGGAACAGAACCACTGTAAAATGCCCGATTTTAACATTGCCATAATAAATTTATGGACAGAAACAAAATTGACAGATTAATAGTTTTCTTAATGGCAATAGAAAACTATGCCAAAGATATACACTACAATTGCAGCGGACAGGCTTTTTACGGCAAACACTTATTTGCTGACAGAATCGCTGAAAATATGAATAAATTTATAGACCAACTGAAAGAAGTTTGCTTGTTAGGTCACAATATAAAACCCTTACGGTCAAGCGAATACTTAAGGCAGGCAAGCGAATTAATTCCGGACGATGCAGATTTTAATTCTATACGTAGTCTACTGATTGATACACTTGTCAATATTAGCAGCATTGTAAACATTTCTCGAGGAGACGAAAACCTTATCGGTGCGATTGCGCAGGATATTCAGAATAATGTCGGACTTTTAAATATTATGTTTGGGAAAGCTAAGGAGTAATTTATGGCAAATATAAAAATTGATGAAGAAAAAGCAGTAAAAACACAAAGGTTTTTAAAAAGTATTTTAGCAATAGAAGGCTTATCACTTACTGATTTAGCAAAACTAATAACTGAAAATTGCAATCGTTCTGAAATTCCGCAAACAATTTCACAAAAATTAAAACGTGGAACTATAAAATATATTGAAATGGAAGAAATAGCCGATTTATTAGGCTATGACATTGAGTGGATTAAGAGGAAATAATTAACACACTATAAAAAATGTTACAATTAAATAAAAGGGGTTGAAAACATATAAAAGGTATGTTATAATATATTTAGAAGATATTTTTCGTAGAAACGCGAAAAGATTAAATAAAAAAAGGTTTCAAATTGAAGATCTTCTCGTAGGGAGTGCGAGAAGGGTAAATAAAAGAAGTTCCCATTCAGAAGATTAAAACTCCTTTTTATGGCTTATAAAAGGGAGTTTTTAAATTGTAGTAGGAAGTTATGAAATACATATTTTTATCATCTAAATTTTATAGTGATTATTCAAATTGTCCGGAATTGGAACAAAAACAAGATAGACCATATATTATGCTACTTATTAAAATTGATAATCTTACTTTTGCCCTGCCGTTAAGGTCGAATATTAAACATAAATATGCGTATTTTTCCGATAAAGTCAACAATTGCGGTGCAGATTTTTCCAAAGCTGTCGTAATTTCCAAACCTGAATATATTGATACGCGTAGAATACCACGTATAAGGCAAAATGAATATAAAGCTCTTGAAAATAAAGATTATGTAATAGCTTTGAAATTTAAAAGATATTTGGATGATTACAAAAAGGCCTGTTTAGTTAATGCAAACAGAATGCAATATAAATTTGCTTACTGTACCTTGCAATATTTTCATAAAGAATTAGGCTTATAAAATAATAATTAGTAAAAAATAGGAAATGATATTTATGCTTTAAAAATTATTAACAATATTATTAATAACTTTATTTATGCAATCTTTTGCATTCGCCGAAACAGTTGTATTCAATGTAGAGACAAAGAAAATACATAGTATAAGCTGTCCGTCAGCAAAGAAATGTACAAAAAGTTGTATAAAAATAGCCAGAAAAGAAACTGTAAAACGTGGAGGCGTTCCATGCCAGAAGTGTGGCAGGTAAGTATAAAATTTATAATATAACTTAAAAAATATAGATTTTTTGTTAGTTTATTGACAATTTTGGGAATAATGTAGTATAATATCATTGACATTAATAAATGTAAACGAATATAAATAGCCATAAACATACACTAAATAGCTGATTTAAACAAAAAAGAATATTGTATAATAAATTCATAAATTGACATAAAAGTTTTTTTAGTTATTATATTTTTAGACCCGCTGCGAACCATTGGTTCAAGGCCGCAAGATAGGAACCTGTATAGGTTCCTTCTGCATATTTAGAGGATAATAAGGATAATCTTGAGATGAATGAAAATAAAAAAATAAATGTTGCTGTTTTAATTGATGGTTTTAATTTCTATCATGCAATATGTAAACATATGGAAACTGTTAATTATCCTAAAAACTTAAAATGGTTAGATTATGATGCTTTAATTAGAAATGTTTTATTAAAAAATACTGATATTAATAATTTGAGTATAAGATTTTATACTGCTAAAAATACTTTCAAGCAGGATAATCAGGGAAATCCACACAAGAGCATACAAAATCATGACATATATATAAGCGCATTAAAATCAAAAAATATTGAAGTGATTGAAGGTGTATTTAAATTTAGAGATGAAAAATTGAATAGTTATATTGTATGTAAATCTTGTCAACACCCACAATTCATACATAAATTAGATGTTCAACTGCCTAATAGAACATTTTGTGTAAAATGTAAAAATGAAATTCTCCCAGAAGATTTTACCTGCATAAAAAAAGTTGAAGAAAAGAAAACTGATGTACAGATTGCTATTGATTTGGTAAACATTGCTAGAGATGGGAATTATGATAAAATTTTTTTATTGAGTACTGATAGTGACTTTATTCCGCCTGCTGAGTATATTAAAAATAATTGCCCTGACGTAGATTTAATTATAGTTGCGCCGAGTGATAAAGTTAAACAAGCTAAATATAACTCTAAAACTAAACAGATTGAACATATTTCAAGATTTAGGTATGGAACGTCAGAATTTCAAAAATTAGGCATTTGTGTTTTAAGATTAAAATTATCCAAATTAATTAATTGTCTGTTAGATGATAAATTGATATTAGAAGATTGTACAGTTTTAAGAAATCCTTGGTTAAATACATAATATATTTTGCAAACTGCTACAAAACCTTCATTCTAACCATGCCTGTCGGCTTGTTATTGAGTTTAATATCTTATCTGATGTAAATTATCAAAAGCAATATAAAAATCGATTTACGGGTCTGCTGGCATGTGGAAAATTAATTTATAACTGTTTCAGATATTTTAATTGATACTAATTCATTATCTGAATAAAATTTATTAACTGTAAGGCTTACGATTTGCTTATCATCAGGATAAATAATCCCGTTAAGTGCATCATTAATATTTTTTGCAATATTATCGCAATCAGGCTTTACTGTCGGTCGGATTTGATTAT